ATAGTATGAGAGTAGTTGTAACTGGAGGAGCTGGGTTTATTGGTTCCGCATTTATAAATCATTTATTAGATAACTTCAAATGTGATGTTCTTTGTGTTGATAAATTAACATATGCTGGTCGTAGAGAGAACATTAAACATAATGTTTCATTATTACAAAAAGATATATGTGATGTAACTATTGAGGATATAGGTGAATTTGATTATATGGTTCACTTTGCCGCAGAATCCCATGTTGACAATTCAATCACTAACGGATTACCATTTGTAAGAACAAATGTTGAGGGAACATTCAATTTATTGGAGATATCAAGAAAAAATAAAAACCTTAAGAAATTTATTCACATCTCAACAGATGAAGTTTATGGTGACATGGATGATCATATCGCGATCAATCACATAGCACAAGAAGGAGATAACTTATCACCAAGTTCATATTATTCAGCAACAAAGACCGCTTCAGATATGTTGGTATTATCTGCTAACAGAACTTACGGATTACCTTATTTGATCACAAGAACTTGTAATAACTTTGGTGAACACCAGTTTGAAGAAAAGTTTTTACCAACAATTGCAAGATCAATCCAAGAAGAGAAACCAATACCTGTTTATGGTGATGGAAAACAAGTCAGAGAGTGGATGTATGTTCATGATAACGTTAAAGTTATTTGTGATTTCATGTTTGATGATACTATCATTAACCAAATAATGAATATTGGAACAGGATTTAGAGTTACAAATTTGGATATCATTAATAAGATTGCATCGATTCTAAATAAAGAAGTACAAATAAATCACGTTGAAGATAGATTAGGTCATGACAGAAAGTACGGATTATACTCAAAAAAAATGATGTGGTTTTATCAAAACAGAGGAGAAACTACCAACTTCAAAAACCTTTACAATTATTTAGAAGAACAATATGGAAAATAGAAGTACACATTACGGAGACGTAGCAAAATGGGTTGAGAAAGTCATTAACTCTTGTGAAACATATGAACAAACATTTGGAGCAAAAATGTTAATTAGTAACTTTGAAAAACAACTCAGAAGAAAATATCATGAAAAATATTGGATAGAACAACATTACAGTATAATTTTGCCTTTGGAAAGTAAATTATCTTATAAACGAGATGAACTACTAAAAAAACAATTATAGTCATGTTAGGGTATTTAATAACTAAAAATGATGAGTGGATGGTGAAATATGATGATGGTGGAAATTTAAAGTTCTACCCATTATGCCCTGATACTCAAAAATGGTCAGAAAAACCTGAAACTAAAAAATTTTTAAAAGAAGAAATTGAGGTGGTATTTGATTTCATTGTTATGGGTGAATATTGTGAAACCAAAGAACAAATGACCAAAAATTACTTTGCAAAAATTAAACGAATAGAACACCACAGTTTATAATGAGAGATTTAACAAACTTCAGAATTATTAAATTTGAATACCCGTTCCCAACTGAAGAACTTACGGTAAGAATTTGGGATAAGATGAATGAAACTGAAACAAAATGGGCAATCCAATTGACCTTGAAAGGAATTGCAGATACTGGTGATTCACCAATTGGATCTTGGGATATATTTTTCTTGGATGATAAGTTACAGGAAAAGATCGAAGATATATTGAAAAAATATGATGTCCCATATAAGACTGATGATCACGGAAATAAATTACTTGATGATCTTGAATACTTCTCAAAAGAATTTTTAGAGAAATTAGATTCATACTTAGGTGAGAATTTGACTATTGATGATATTTTGGATAGAATTTTAGAAGTGGGTTATGAAAACATAACTGTGTTTGAAAAATACTATTTAGGAAACAACATCGAGATTAGAGAAAAAAAATGAAAAATCCATCAGGAAATAAATTAGAGAAACTTGTCTTTGGAATGTTTGACCAAATGATTGAAGGTGCTGACAAGTATGTAACAAAACAAGGATCAACTTGGTTGATCTTCACCGAAGACAAAAGATGGGTGATTGAGTTCACAAATGATAAAACCTTATGGTTCAACTATAACATATTTCAAGGTGAGTTGGATCTAATAAATAAGGACTGTACTGAAGAAAGAGATTTGATTAAGAGATGGTTTGAATCAAGATTTTTGAATGTACCAAAGGTTGAGGAAACTTTAAGTACTGCTGGAAAACCATTGATGGTTGAAGACACCATTCAAAATGGGGTAAGACACACCTCTTTTCCGTTAAAATCAAATTCAAAAAAGGTTGAAGACACCATTCAAAATGGGGTGAAGGACATTGATTATCTCGAAGGTCTTCCGATGGAACATGTTGAATACACCATTCAAAATGGGGTGAAGAACACCAGTTTTTATTACGATGGATATAACCAATATGTTGAAGACACCATTGAAAATGGGGTGAAAGAAACAACACCTAGTGGTTATTTGGGGTCAATAGAGATGAAAGGTAAAATAGTTCATCAAATTGAATCTCCAAAACAAAATAATGAGGTTGAAGACACCATTCAAAATGGGGTGAAGAAAACCTACTCAACCCCAACAACTCGTTTAATCATAGTTGAAGACACCATTCAAAATGGGGTGAAGAACACCCATGGAAAGCGCTGCTGCATAAACAAACGGGTTGAAGACACCATTCAAAATGGGGTGAAGAACACCAGCGCAGTTAGAATCCCTATTGAAGGATGGGTTGAAGACACCATTCAAAATGGGGTGAAGAACACCGAATGGTACTCAGGGAATAGTTACGGGGAAGTTGAAGACACCATTGAAAATGGGGTGAAGGACATCATAGATCCATTTTGGGTGGATCCCGTTAGAATTAAAGATGCCATTGAAAATGGAGTAAAAGAAACCAAAGAGAATAGACTTATTCGTACCATAAGTGTTATAAGTACAATTAAAAATGGAGTTAAGCATGTTGAAGATGGTGATTGGTTAGATCAAGATGAAAGGGTAGACGACATTATTGAAAATGGTGTTAAAGAAACTAAAGAAATTTCAAATATTAGTTTAATGTCTGAAATTTTTAAGGTTAATTCGAACCGAGCGATAAAAGATGGTGTTAAAGAAATACAACCACTACCAGCCCAAGATGGTAATAGAGATTGGGGATTATATTACCATAGACAAGAAGATAGAACAAAACCACATACAGAATATGTGAAAGAAGTAATTGAAGATTCTTACAATCATAGAGGTAGAGTTGAAGGTGTAATTAGAAATACAGATAAAGATGGGATTTGATAAGAAGATATTAGATTTGAGTAGAACGATCTACCAAACATCTGTGATGGTTCACGGAACAAAACAGAACCCATCAGAACAAATTGGTAAGATAAAAGATATGATTAGAGAGTTCATTAGAACAGAAGTTGTTCCTTATGAGTTGACAAATTCAGAAAAAATGTCTTTTATTTTAAAAAACGAGGCAATGATTAACGAGGCGGTTGGTAAAGGACACAAGGCAAGTAACGGAGATGAGTTCCAACCTGTCAGAGAAAAAATAAAAAAATATAGAATAGAATTAAAAATATTATGAGTGAAAATCAAATACCATATATAGGATCAGAAGGATTTTATTACATAGATGAGGAAGAACAAAAACTTTGGGACAACACTTTAATGGACGGATTAGAACATCTTGACAAAGAAGAAACAATTCAAAAGATTAGAAATTATTATAACACCTGTTGTGATATAGATGGAAGACCACCATCTAAAATAGATTTCAACGAGTTTCTAGATACATTATAATGAGTTAAAATAATTGACTAATGAATAATTTAGATAAACAATACCAAGAATTACTCCAAACTATTTTAGATTACGGAGTTGAAAAGAAAGACAGAACAGGTACAGGAACCAAAAGTATTTTTGGTTATACCATTCGTCATAACATGCAAGATGGATTTCCAGTTCTTACAACCAAGAAGATGGCTTGGAAAACTATGGTGACCGAGTTATTATGGTTCCTTCGTGGTGATACAAACATTAAATTCCTTGTTGATAATGATTGTCATATATGGGATGGTGATGCTTATAAGAACTATTGTAAAAAAGTGATTCGTGATAAGGATATTGTACATTACTTAAAATCATATTCGCGAGACACAAATGGTGTTCCTACTATTGAACCATACTCAAAAGAAGAGTTTATTGAACGAATTAAAAACGATGATGAGTTTGCTAAGAGGTGGGGTGAATTAGGTCCCGTGTATGGTAAGCAATGGAGAAGTTGGGGAAGAAAGAATGTAACAAATTATGATTTAGAAAATGTAAAAAGTTCTGACAAAGTTAAGGTTATGGACTTAATTCATGATGGTGGCGATTATAGTAAATATGATGTTAAAGTAACATACCAAAATAATTCAATAGACCAAATCGCAAACCTAATCAACGACATTAAAACAAATCCAGACTCAAGACGATTAATGGTTAATGCTTGGAATGTTGGAGAATTAGACCAAATGGTTCTCCCACCTTGTCATTATGGGTTTCAAGTTTATACAAGACCTACTACTAGGGAAGAAAAGATTGTTAATCCTGGAAAATACAGAGCAATCTCTTTAATGTGGAATCAACGTTCAGTGGATACATTCTTAGGTTTACCATTCAACATAGCATCTTACGGATTATTACTCACAATATTGGCAAAAGAAGTAAATATGATTCCTGACCAATTGATTGGAAACTTGGGTGATACTCACTTATATTTAAATCATATTGAACAAGCAAAAGAACAGATTGGTAGAGAACCATTTGAGTTACCAACACTAAATCAGTTCCCAACTTATGAAGGGTCAAGACCAAGTATTGAATCATATGTTGTTGGTGATTTTACACTAAAAGATTATCAATCACACCCATCAATTAAAGCACCATTATCAAATTAAAATTATGCAAACAAACACATCGTGGGATGACCCACAATTATCAGACGGAGATTTCCCATCAAACCAACCTAAGTTTAAAGTAGGAGACAAAGCAATCAAAGTGAAAGGGTATAAGTTCCCATGTACAATCGTATCAGTATTCCAAACAGTAGAAGGACATGTACGAGTTGTAGGTGAGATGGATGAATACGGATTACTACACATTTTTAACGAAGACCAATTAGAAAAAGCAAATTAAGATGAATTACGGAAAAGAGTTTAGAAGTTTCGCAAAGAGCGAAGGAATTAGTTCACT